GTATCAAAGCCCAAAAATCGTTGCAGGCCAAAATATCCACGCGCCGCGTAAAAGAATTTCGGGGCACTATGGAGAACGTAGGCACGTTCCGCATGGTGTGGCGCGGGTTCGCCAACACAGTGTTCGACATGGCGGGCCGCAAATCCGCCGGCACCGTAGGCAACCCGTCGCGCATGGGATCGCACGGACGCATGGTTGGCACCGTGGGCGGCCCGCAATTGTTGGCCATGTTGCAATCCCGGTACGGCACCGCGTCCCGCACCGTCTGGCCTAGTTACGAACGCAACAAAAACGAATTGGACGTAGAAATGGAAAAACTTGTCGAACGCGTAATGCGCGAGGTCGAGAACGAATTGAAAACCCCGGGCCGCTAATCGTCTAGCGTTGTAACCATGGCCGTATCCCTACCAATCGTTTCCGAATTCGATAGCAAGGGCGTAAAGGCCGCGATCCAAGAATTCAAACAATTGGAGGGCGTAGGGGCCAAAGCGCAATTTGCGTTGAAAAAGGCGGCCATTCCCGCCGGTATCGCCGTGGCCGGTGTAGGGGCGGCCATGGTGTCCGCAACCAAGGCGGCTATGGAGGACGCACAGGCGCAAGAATTGTTGGCACAGGCGTTAGTAAACACCACCGGGGCAACCGAACAAGACATTGCGGCGACGGAGGACGCGATTACGGCCATGTCGTTGGCCACCGGCGTGGCCGACGATCAACTACGCCCGGCGTTCGCAAACCTTGCGCGAGGCACGGGCGATTTGGAACGCTCGCAAAAACTCATGTCCGTTGCGCTCGACATATCGGCGGCCACCGGCAAAGATTTGGAAAGCGTCACCATTGCATTGTCCAAGGCCGAACAAGGCCAATACACGGCGTTGCAACGTTTGGGTATTCCGTTGGGGGACAACACCAAATCGTTGCAGGCGTTGGCGGAGGCGGAAAAGGCCCGCGAAAAGGCGTTGGAAAAAGTCATTGATTTGGAGGGGCAACACGCCGCCAAATTGGAATTGTCCAAATCGGACGTTGCCAAAATGGAGGAGGCCAAACGCAAGTTGGCGGACGCGGAATTCAATTTGGCGGAGGCGAGCAAACTAGCGGGCGATTTCTCGGAGGATCTGGCGGCCACGTTTGGCGGGGCGGCGGCGGCCAAGGCGGACACGTTCGCCGGCAAGTTGCAGATAATGAAAGTGCAATTGGACGAAACCAAGGAGAGCGTAGGGGCGGCGTTGTTGCCGGTGCTCGAAAAGTTGTTGGGAATACTGCAACCGTTGGCGAATTGGGCGACGCAAAACACGGAGGTGTTTCTCATATTGGCCGGAGTTGTCGGCGGGTTGGGTGTCGCGGTGTTGGCGGTGAACGCGGCAATGAAAGTTTACCAAGCAACCCTTGTGGTGGTAAAGGCGGCGCAATTGGCGTTGAATTTCGTAATGAGTGCAAACCCGATTGGGTTGGTGGTGATCGCGTTGGCGGCGTTGGCCGCCGCGTTCGTTGTCGCGTATCAGAAATCTGAAACGTTCCGCGAATTCTTGCAAACGTTGTTTGAGGCCGTGCAAAAAGGCGTGGAATTTAGTCTGGATTTGATAAAGGGTTACCTAAACGGCGTGTTGTCGTTCTACCGAGCGGTGTTCAACGGGATCGCACGTTTGTGGAATTCGACGGTTGGCAAATTGTCGTTCACGTTCCCCGATTGGGTGCCGGGGTTGGGTGGCCGTTCGTTCAGTGCCCCACAAATACCCGAATTAGCCGACGGCGGCATAGTCACCGGCCCCACGTTGGCGTTGGTTGGTGAACGCGGCCCGGAGGCCGTGATCCCGTTGAACCGCGCCAACCCCATGGGCGGGGTAACCATAAACGTGTATTCAACGATTGCGGACGCGTCACTACCCGACAAAATCGTAAACGCGCTACGCCAATACAACCGGCGTAGTGGCGTTATTGATATTCGGGTGGCGTAATGCCGGGCGTTGTTGCGTCCGCCGGCGACTACACGGTGGAATTGGACACCGGCTACGACACGTACGCGTTCGTGTTGGACGATTTGGTAAAAGGCGTGTTGGACGGTGCCACGTACGTGTTGGCACCCGGCCCGACACAATATGCGGACATAACGGAGTACGTCACGGCAGTGACGTATTCAAGGGGCAGGCAAACGCCGTTTGATCAGTTCGGGGCGGGCACCATGACGTTTGTATTGAACGACACGTTGGCGGGCGGCATATTAAACCCGTACGACACCACGAGCATTTACTACAACACCACCGACAACGTGCCCGGTTTGGCACCTATGCGGCGCGTCCGTTTGTACCGCGAGGCCACGCAATTGTTTGACGGTGTGGTGGAAAGTTACGACTACGAATACAACCTAGACCGACAAAATTTGGTGTCCGTTCGGTGCGTGGACAATTTCTGGTTGTTGGCCAACGCCGTGTTCGCCGCGTTCAACCCCACGGCGCAAACGTCCGGACAACGCATAACCACGGTGTTGGCGTTGCCGGAGGTGGACTACCCGTACGCCACGTCAATTGCGGCGGGCACCGTGGATTTGGGGCACGCCGCCGCGTATGACGTGGCCGCCGGCACGAACGTGTTGGCGTATCTGCAACAGATCAACGACACCGCCGAATTTGGGCGGTTGTTCGTGGACGCGTCCGGCACGCTTACGTTCCAAAACCGTATCGGCACCACTCTTAGCGGGCCCACGGCCTTGTTCAGTGATCAGGGCACCGACATGAAATATCGGACGGTGCAAATCCAATTTGACGCACGCCAAGTGGTGAACCGGGCCGTGGTTGAGGCGTTGAACGGCAACACGGCTACCGACACGGACGCGGGCAGTATTGCCACCTATTTCACGCAATCCCGCGAGGTTGGCGGATCGTTGTTGCACGTGCAAGGCCAGATAGACGCGGCGGCAACCTACTTGTTGGCACCGGATCCCGAACCGCGTCTTACCGCGCTAACGGTGAATTTGGCAATGCTCACGGAGGCGCAACGCGACACGGTGGCCACGGTGGACATTGGCGACACAATCGAGATAACGGTGAACGTTGAGAACTACGGGACGATTACTAGCGAATTGTCGGTGGAGGGTATTGAGGGCGAAATAGCGTTGGACGGCGGGCACACGCTCACGTTCTACACGGCGGACACCACCGTGTTGTATTTGTTGGTGCTCGACGATCCGGTGTTCGGGGTGCTCAATAGCACCAACGCGTTGGGTTAGGCTAGGCGCGTATGGCTACACCGTTTCCGTTTGTCGCCGGGGCCGTGTTGGAGGCCGCCGAATTGAACGCGATAACGACGTTGCCGTTGAACGATCAAACCGCTAGTTACACGTTGGTTGTCGGGGACGTTGGCAAACGGGTGGTTATGAACGTCGCTAGCGCCAACACGGTGACGGTAAACAATTCGATTTTTGGTGTCGGGGACACGGTGCAAATCGTGAACAAGGGGGCGGGCGTTTCCACCGTCACCGCCGGGGCCGGGGTGACGATCAACACGTCCGACAGTTTGGCGTTGGCACAATACCAATCGGGCACCCTTGTGGCGTTGTCCGCGTCCACATTCTTGTTTTTCCCTAGTAGCGAAACGGCCCCGGCTAGCGGTTTGACGCTCATTAGTTCTACGACGATCGGTAGCGCGGTTTCAAGCGTCACCGTCTCAAGTGCGTTCAGTAGCACATACGACAATTATTTGATTACGGTGTCGGGTGGCGTCGGTAGCACCGCACAAGGTATAAATCTGCAACTAGGTTCGACCACAACGGGCTATTATCAGGGCGCATGGAACGTGTTTTTTGCGGCGGGTAATACGAGCGCAACCAACACGAACAACGGTAGTTCGTTCCCTTGCGGACTTTCGACAACGGACAATAACGGAGTGTTTTTGTTCGTAAGGCAACCGAACATGGCGAAACCGACAATATTTTTCGCTTTTGGCAACGAAGTAAGGACTACCGGCGGCGCGGCTAGTTTTGGCGCGGGATTTGAGGCAAGCACCACACAACACACGGCATTCACGTTGTCTGTCGCAGGCACCATGACCGGCGGCACGATCAAAGTGTACGGATTACAGAACTGAGGCAACATATGGCGTACAAGGTACAGATCAACGACGAGGTGCGTGACGCAACCTTAGACGAGGCCGCCGCCATTGACGCGCAACGCGCAGAGGCCGCCGCACAAGCCGCCGCGCTCGACGCACGCAACGCGGCGTTGCAATCCGCGCACACCAAATTGGCGGCGTTGGGTTTGACGGCGGACGAAATAGCGGCATTGTTGGGGCGGTAGGCCGTGGACAAAAACGCGCAACTACAAACGGCGGATCAGACGCTAAAAGGCGCAATCATTGCGTTGGTTACCTACGTCGCGTGGAAACGCGGTTGGGACATGCAATTGGTGGCGTTGGCAATCCCGGTGGTGTCGGGCGTGTTGGCGTACGTCTCGACGTTGATCGGCAACAAAAAAACGGCGTGCCTATTCGTTGCAAAAGACGAACCCGAAAACAAGTAATGCCCGCCTACAAGGTGCCCGGCTACACGGTGGTTACCGGCCCGTTGGCGGGCACTGAGGAGTGGGCGCGGCAGGCCGCCGCAACGTCCAACGGCGCATTGTGGAACAACGGCACGTACGCGTTCCGCAACATGAAAGGCACCGGATCCGACACCACACGCGGCATAATCTCAAACCACGCCCGCGGCGTGGCCATGGATTTATCGTGGCGGCGTATCGAACCCCGCCGGTTGGGTGTACCAAACGGGCGCATAAAGGCACTCACGTGGTTGAACACCGTTTTGGACAATTGGGAATTGTTGGGCGTTCAATTGGTGCTCGACTATTTTCCCGAACACGGGCGCGGGTGGCGTGTGGACAGGGCCGGCACGTCAATACCCAAGGCGCACGCGGCGGAGGCGTGGATCCGTTACACGCGGCCCACGATCTACGGCGCACCGGGCGGCGATTGGTTCCATATCGAAATTACGTTGGGCATGGCCAACAACCCGCAACGCGTAAAAGACGCGTTCGCCAAGGCGTTCGCCGTATCCACCACCGCCGAACACGCCCCCGCTACGGTGGAAACGACAACGAAAGGCGGCAAGCGACGTGCCCGAACAACAGGACAAATCAGAACAACCTAATTTGGTGTTCTATGAGGTGCTAACGGGGACGTTGGACACCGGCCAACACGTGTTGGTGCAAGTGTTCCGCAAACCAGACGGCAAAATAACGTTGGCGCAATTGGCGTTTCGCGCCCACAATTGGGAAACATGGGGCGTGCCGGTACGTCTCACCCACATGTCCACCACCGACAACGAGGGTAGGCCCGCATGATCCCGTACCTAGTCAAAATGGCGGCCATAGGTGCCGCGTTCGCCGCGTCCCTATGGGTTGCCCCGCTGCCCGACACCGAGCGCATGGCCACTCCTACGCACGGCTACACCGTGGAGGGTTTACCAACCGCCCGCATAGCCCCGCCAGAGGCGGCTACAAGCCCCGTAGCCGCGCCAAAACCCGCCACCCCTACCACGGCGGCACCCCCCGCCAGAACGTGCCCGGAATGGGCGGAATACGGGCGGCGGTTCGGGTGGCCAGAAACCGAATTGACCACCCTTGCCGTGATTATGCGCCGCGAGAGCGCGTGCACCACCGGGGCGGTTGGGGACGGCGGCGACAGTCGAGGGTTGTTGCAAATCCACTGCCCCACGTGGGTGGCCAAATCGCGTTATTGGCCGAACGGTTGGGCGGCGGCGCACGGGTTCAACGTGACGTGCGACGATCTAAACCACCCGGACACCAATTTGGCAATCGGGTTTTTGATTTGGGCCGGTGTCGAGGGTTCGGCGGGCGGTTGGGGCAATTGGAGTACGTGGCGGCCATGACCGCAACAGACATATTGGTGACGTGCGTGTTGTTCGGCCTTATGGCGGCGTTGGGTTGGTTGGGGACACGGTGAGTAGCCGCCTATTGAACAGTGCACACCATGACGGCGTGTTGGTGTTCCGCGAACTGTCCGAAATGCAGGAACGCACGGACGACATTTACACCGCACACTTGTTGTTTGCGGCGTTGTTGCGTTTGCGCGTGTTGGAGAACCGCGTCGAGGAGTTGAAAGCGGAATTGGCCCGCATGGAGGCGGTGGCGCGTGTTGGTTATTGACGATCAAACCGGCGTGTGGGTGCATTTCGACAAGGCGCGCATGGCGTTGGTGGACGAATACACCGACACGTGGGAACGCCACATACGGCAACGCCCCGACAAACTAAAACGGTTTGCGAGACGCGGGTTGTTGGACGTGAACGCGCCACGGTTTTGGGACTACTGCCGGGAACGGTGGCGGCGCGGTTTCATGGGCGAATTGGCCGTGGCCGCTTATTTGCGTGCACCGTACGATTGGCGTTTAGAGACGGCAGAGGATTGCGACGTGGACGGCGTGCAAGTACGCACCGCGCACACCAAACGCAAACCGTTGATCACGCGCACGTCCGACAAGGCCGCCCCGTACGCGTTGGTTGTCCCGGACTACGACACGTGCGTTGCGTTGTTGCAAGGGTGGCTACCGTTGAAAGACTGCAACGTTACGGCCTACTACGTCGAACACGAAACCGCGCCGTGTTTCATGGTGCCGCCAACCGCGTTACAACCAATGCGTACGCTACGCCAAGAGTACGAACAACGAAAGCGACGGGTTGCATAA